CTCTTCCGATGGTACAATAGTTACCGAATTGATTAAAGAATCGATAGCCATTTCTTCTCTAAATTCAGAGACCATCTCGGTCTTGAAAGCCCAATCAAGGAAGGCCTTCATCGGAGGTTTGACCTGGGGCCCCCAAGCACCTCTATCATCCGGTATCACAAAGTAATTCACCACAGAAGAAACTCCTCTTTCGGGGGATCCTTCCTTTATCACAGAATGGATAAAGAAGTTGGTATCATTAAGAATCACAAGACTCTGCATTATTTCCCAAAGGGAAAGGGAACCATCCATCTTCAGAACTTGGAACTCACTGGGAAGAAGTTTAGTATCAAGATTTGGTCCTATTTGGAGAATATGAATGGAGAGGAACTTCCCAAAGTTTTTCAATCGGGGATCTGGAAAGTAGGGAAAGACGGGGATACCACCTGGACGTGCCACATAATAATCAATGAGCACCCGGAATACATCCCCCCATGTTTTCACCCTTACCACCAGCATAGGAGCCAAGAAAGCATCCTCAATGATTTCTAATTCCCCCCCTCTAATTTGCTTCTGGAACTCTTTTGGAATATTGGGGGGCCAAAGTTGGGTGGGGTAAGTAAACTTCTTAATATGTCCTTCATACCTTTCCCATAGACCCCCCACCTTCTGAGCAAAGCAGATCCCCCCAAAGAAGGGAAAATCCGGTTCTCTGGGTGTTACACTGGGATCATCAATCTTTTCCTTAAGACCAGTAGGAAGAGGCATCTGCTCAGATCCAGGGTATATCCCCTTCAGATATTCATGGAGTCCCTCTAACTCTACTTCCAAAGTTCCATCTTTACTCCGTTGATCCTTTGAACAATACCCATATCCAAACCACCAAACAAGATGTTCCAAATCAGCAACGAAATCCTTAGAAGCGGCCCAAAGAACCATAACGGGGAATCGATACCCCCAAGGAACCTTCAGACCTCGTGGTTGATAGGAAGATATACCCCCCAGACCCTCCCTCGGATCGGGGGCTAAGTTCCAATAAGTGGTAGGGGTTCTCGACCGAGGATCGCTGAGGAGGGTAACTTCCCTCATATGCCCTTTATCAGGACCTCCCATCGAACTGATTAAGAAGGAGCAGTCCTCTACCCTACTATCGTGGAATAGGAGATTACCTGTTCCTCCCGGGATAGGAAGAAGTATAACTCGTCCAAACATCCTTTCTCTCCCTAAAAGGCTACAGTTAGTTCTATGGGATTTACACTGATAATATCAGCAGACCACCTAAGACGGAAAAGAAATTCATCAGATCTCCACTGTCTAAATCCTCCCGCATTGAGGCGACACAGATTCCAAAATTCTTGGAGAATTCCCCCCTTATATCGATAAAGGGTGAAGTATCCCGGAAGGTTATTCATTGTAACATCAATGGGGGTAGGACCCTGAAAGGCCGCTTCCAAAAGTTTAACCTCATTCAACAGAAAAACTGCTGCGGATTGGTCATCTACAATATGATCTGGGGGAACGATAGTTCCTTCGAGTGAGATGAGAACTGCCCCCCTCCCAAACCCCGTTAAAATCGTGTCATCCGTGTTCGGAATTTTATGCCTACCAACTTCCTGGTCAGTTTCTATATCCCATCGATGGATAGGAAGAGGGAGTGTATAATTCCTCCCGTTTGCAGGAGCAGTTTTCCTGGTACTCCATGTATTGAACCCGGTCTCCCAAACTACTGTTGGGCAGTATACTAAGGATGGGGCCATTAGAGCTCTCCCCGTCTTACCACCTCTTCCACTCGACTGGCGGTATCTCTTGCCAGATTCCGGGCCTCGGCCCCTGTCGGAATAGGGCCATTAACGTTGACGGTGGTGTTGATAGTAACCTCTCTTCTTGGTTGGATAGGGGGGCCATAGGGAGGTATAAGTCCTTCCGTCTTTGGTCTATGAGTCGGTTCGCCCATTCTAGTAATATAAGGGGCTAGTTTTGCTATATCCCCTTCAAAGAAAGAGGGTTTTGGAGTAGTTTTCCATGCTACGGAAGAGGGAGGTAATTTCATCCCTCGTTTTTGGAATCCTTCCTCCAATGCCCCTATCGTTCCAATAACATCTCGATACTTCATCCTCAATTGATTAACATTTCCGACTGCTGTTTCCCAACGTTCCATACCCCCCGTAGCTGATTTAGCAACATCTTGATATGTTTTCATCTCGAATTCAGAAAGGTCTAATCCTTTCTCAACCCTCTTCTGACGGAACTCCTCCCATCGAGTCCATGCTTTAGTTGTACCAGTCGCGATGAGACTGGCTCTTCCTAGTTCCGTTTCTGCAACACCCATATCTTCAATGATAGCTGATCTCTCTTTGAGGCGGGTGAGAAGTTCCTTTCTCGCTTGAGCATCATTCAACTTTTCCACAAATTCGGCGGTAATCTTCGAAGCATTCCCCAACTTAACGATTTCCGATGCTAGTTCAGGATATCTTTCCCGGAGTTTCCCTATTATGATATACATATCTTTAAGTTGGTCGGTAGTTTTTACTTGAATAGATAATAGATCGTTATAATCCTTAACCAGCCCCTTCAATTCTTCTCCCTGCTCCTGAACCTGGGCTGTTACTTCCTGAGCCAATTTGAGTTGAGACTCATGGGCCTTAGTCAAAGAAGAGACTACCCAAACCAATGCTGCAATGGCTGTTGTTATTCCTATCACCCACCACATCCATGGAGAGAATGTTGCCACGAGAAACCCCTTAACCTTCCCCCAAAGTACTATGGCCCCTAGAACAGTTCCCATCGCGAGAGCCACAGATTGAAGAGCGAATGTCAAGCCGCCTAACACCCAACTGAGACCAGGGACCGCTTTAGCAGCATTAGATACCCCTATCACTAAACTAGATAGAGTTTCTACCATTCTTTGGAGGGGACCAGCAGTACCCTGGGAGATATTTACCAAGAATACTTGAAACTGATTTCCTAACTTAGTGAGAGAAGCCTTGAGAGTGTCCATCTGAAGAGTGGCCATCTCATGGGCCCTGTTGGTTCCTGTGATTTTTTTCTCATATTCCGCAATTACATGTGGGCCCTTTGCCAATAGGGCTACCGCTACTGATACTCCTCTTTTCCCAAACATCTCATAAGCATTATTCACCTTGAATCCTGCCTTCGTCAGCTTGTCGAGAGATTCTGCGAAGGTATTCGATTTCAATGATATATCACTGAATCTTAACCCAATACTGTGAAGAATTCTATTTGTTTTAGGTGTTTCTCTCACGAAGGAGTCAAGGACCGTTCTTAGGGAAACGGCGGCGATTGAGGCAGGTACACCCGCATCCCTAAGAGTCCCCATTATGGCAGCAAGAGTTTCGATCTGGATACCAGATGCCCGAGCTACCGGGCCTATGTATCCTATCGATCTCCAGAGGTAATCAATCATCAAGAGGGAAGTACTACATGTCGCTGCAAATAGATTGGTTACTCTCGATGTTTCCTTCGTCGCTAATCCAAAAGCCTTCATAGAATTGACTACTATTTGGGTAGATTCCGCCAGGTTGAAATTGGTCGCTATTGCCATTTCAGCGATTCGAGGAAGCATCGCAATAGATTCTTGAACAGAGAATCCGGCTTTAGCCAAGAAGTAGAACCCTTCCGCAGCTTCAATCGCCGAGTAGAGGGTTTTTTGTCCCATCTCAAGAGCAGCATCTCCCATTGCCTTCATAGCATCTGATGAAGCCCCCAATACTGCCTGCACATTTCTCATCTTCTGTTGAAACTCGGAAGTGGCCATTACGGCAGCCGTAAACGCTCCCGTTAAAAGAGTCCCAAAAGCGGATGCAACAACTGCGAGTCCCCCCAATTGGTCATGGAATCTCTTGAGCCTATTCGCCCCTGTAGCAATCTCCTTCTCAAAGCGAGACCAATCAGTTGCTATTTCAACGATCGCTTCTCCGATTACTGTTCTCACTTAGAGATCCTTTCTAAGGACGAGTTTTTCTTCCCCACATATTTCCAGTAGGAAGTCCTCAAATGTCGATCCAGCTTCCTTACTCAGGCAAGCGAGAACCGCCATTTGAATCCCCCTAAACAACAGTGCCCGATCTTCCATTTCCCTTTTCCGAAGATGGTAGGATACCAGTATAATAGTTCCTACATCTTCTTCCTCTATCTCCTGTGGAGAAAAACCTCTTTTTATCCAATCGAGATAGGCACTCCCTAGGAGATTGTCCCAGGTGAACTGCCCGGGCTTGGAGGCAGGGTCTTTTCCAGCAATCCCACCTTTTGCCCCAGTTTCCGAAAATTTGAGATGATCTCCCCAAAATTGGTTGTCTCAAGGATGGCCTCAATAAAGATAACCAGATCATTCACATCGCAGTTGGATTCTACCCATTCCCTTGAAATGGGGACAAATGAACCGTCATCGAGTTTTTTTCTCAACAGGAGAGCCATTAGCTCAGGGGAGACATCAAATATGGGAACCAACATTATCACAATTTCCGCTGCATTGGCTTGTCCTTTGGTGAGTTTCTCCCCAAAAATTCGGAGGTCTTCTGAATTCATCTGGGAGAAGATCCTTGATAGGATTCTGAGAAGATCCCCGAGAGCTGAAAGAGGTATCCCCCTAACAAACATCTTCTGTCCACTCATCTCGATTTCTTTTATCTTCTTCCCAACGGCGGAATACATTTCTTTAATAGGTTCTTTTGGTGGTTTTTCTAGAAGAGAAGAAACAGGTACCCTCTTCCCACCATCATTTTCCTTATCCATCTTGGGACTCCTTTCTCTTTCAAAGTCCTGTTACTTATGTCTCTACATATGTCCCAAATGCATTGATGGCTGGATCCCCGATTTCTTCGAAGGTGACAGGGATACCCACGGCTCCTGTCTTTGTACGGACTACATTTCCTACTTCTGCTGAAACCACCGTTGTGGTATAGGTGAAAATAGTGGGAACAACTCCTCCAGCAGGTCCTGTTATGATAAGAACCAATTCTTCTGGGGTGTGGGAATATTTCACCTTGTTACTGACTTCATGGGTAAAACCACCCATATGCCCTATGGCATCTTTAGTGATCTCCAGCAAGGTAAATGCAATAGTTCTCTTTACATGGGTTAGTCTTTTCAGAACAGTGACTACTGCCTGATCGCCCTTTACATCGATCCAGGTTTTCTCCGTTCCGAAAGAGATCCCATCTTCCGTAGTTAATCCGAGGGCAACTCCTCCCAAAGAGATCGTGCATTCTCCTGTTAGAACTTTGGTTTTGTCCACGGACATCGTTTGACTCCTTTTTCTTTCTTTTTCAGGATCTTATGTAGACTCTACATAAGTTCCGAATTCGTTGGTAGCGGGATTGGCAACTTCTTCGAAAGTTACTGGGATACCTACTGCTCCTGTTTTTGTCCGTACAACATTCCCCACCTCAGCCGCGATTACTGTTGTGGTATAAGTAAATATCTTTCCACTTGCAGCAGGACCTGTTATGACGAGGGGTAATTCAGATTGAATATGAGCATATGTTATCTTGGTATCAACTATAGTATAACCTCCCAATGTTTTAAGAGCATCCGCAGTGATTTCAATGAGGGTAAATGCTATTGTTCTCTTCACATGAGATAATCTTTTCTTAACGGTGAGCACACTTTGATCACCCTTTACATCCACCCATGTTTTCTCAGTCCCGAATGAGATTCCATCCTCTGTCGTTAACCCGAGTACATCACTATCCAATGTTATTCCGCATTCTCCCGTTAAAACATTGGTCTTGACTACCGCCATGATCAGGCTCCTTCTTCTCGCGAGGCGAGACGGAAATCAAGATCCTCCCGCCATTGACCCTCTTCAAAAGTGGGGGGTAAAGAAACACCCTCCCAAAATGTCCATAGAATGGAGGATGTTTCTGAATGGGTAGTGAAATGGTCTAGGAGCTCAATGAGAAGAGAAGAGATCGATTCTAATTCTCTCTCATTATTAGCCAGAACTGCTATCCTCAAAATCGTTGTAGGGACCCCTCCGGCCCCGAGAACGATGGGTTTTTCCTCTTCAGAGAAAAGCACAAGAAAAGGGGCATTAGGAAAAATTTCCTGAAAAGACCTCAGTACCTTCGGCGTACCTTCTGAGTGTTTCAGAAGGGTAACCAAATCATGGTTCACAACTAGGTGATTGACAATAGGTTCCCATATTCCCTTCATGACAAACCTCCTAATTTGGTTTTGCCCATAGCTTGGCTGATAAGGGATGTGAGTCTCTTCAAATATGCTTCCTTCTTATTCTGTAGAGCTTTCAATAGGAAAGATTTTCCCTTATACCCTGGATGTTTCCCAATCCATCTCCATACCTCAGAACCCTTGAAACGGGCGATTCTGGGGGATGAAGTGACACCCTCCCATATTCGGGTAATTCGGTATCCTATCATCCTAATCCGAGCGTCTATTCTATGGGCTTTAACCCCTCTCTCAACCATGATAGTATGGGCTTCCTTTGACCCCACAAAAACAGCCGGTTTATTGATAGTTCCACCCCTTATCACCGTAAGAGATTTCTTCAACTTGCCCGAACCTTCAGGGGCGAGTTCCTTGGCTTCCTTCAGAACGGTCTCTGTTGCTGCTTTCGCCATTAGGGCAGGGACCACCCTTTTCATCCCCCTCGACATACCTTCTAAACCCCTCAAAACAGACCCCGATTGAACCCGTATGCCCCAGCCCCCCTTCGTTTTCTCATATCTACCCATTTCGAACCTCCTCTAGGGAAAGTTCGAAATGATGAACTCTTTTACCCTGGTAGGAAGGGATTATCTGCCGGATTCTGAAAAGAGAAGAATCCCTTCTTTCGAGAAACATCCCAACCGCTAACAGTCCGTTAGCAGGACAAATAGCCCTTGGCTCCATAAGAGAGAGAGAATCTATCGGGTTGAGGGAGACAGAGGGTTGGAAAGGGTCGGGCAATCTGGGATTCTTCCAATAGACTTTAACGGGGAAACTACTGAGAATGATCTCCATCCCTACACTGTAAGACCCACCCCCTTCCGACTTAGGTATCCCCTTAAGAATCTTCACCTTTTCATTAAGGCGGCCTATGGATATTCCCATCACACTCTCCCTATCGAGATAGACCTTCTCTTAAAGGGAGAGAGCAATTTATCGGCTTCAACTATCCCTGTTATTCTACTGAAGAGTGGTCTTCCTTGAGAAACATCCCCAACATCCTCTTTCTCAAAGTCCACCATCTCATATTGTTCGGGATTTAATTCTGCTTGAATAAGGATCCTCACTCCATCGGTGATGGCTTTAGGGGTAGTAGTCCACCCCCACGTTCCTACAATGACCACGTTCTGGAAGCCTTTATGGAAAGAACCTCCCTCAATAAAGAGCCCATTCTCGTTGAAATCAATCAAGGTCGAATCCATCAAAGCATCATCCACTGTGGTAGAGACAATGCTCAGAAGGGGGGGTTTTCCTTCGAGAGGAAGGAAGGATCTGCCATTACCATCCATCTTAACAGTCATATCCTTGATGTAGAAAACAGACCCCAACTTCCTTTCAACGATCGCCTCCCACTTATCAATCAAAGCCTGCCGGTGATCACTGTCCCAACCAGCCGGCCAGACGATGTCGTTCTCTGTAAGATAATTTCCACGAACTGGATCCGTCATAACCTTTCTCCCAAAGATCCAGCGATCGTTCACTCCTAAAAGAGGAGGGGGAGGGCTTATTCACTCGGCACGGTTTGGAGGACTAAGACCCTCCCCCTTTGCTCTTAACCCATCACTTCCTATGATCTCTGTTTGATGTCGTCGTAGAGGATTGCGGCTTCCGGATTTTCCACCGCGAAGTCGCCCCTCAGAGAGAAGTAGAAGAGGGTTCTCTCGTTGGCAGCCTGCCGTTCGGTCTCGATACGGAGGATACGACGGAGACCCATTATGATGTTGTCCTTCGGAGTCAGAAGGATAAAAGACCCGTCCAGGGTTGATTCGACGACGGTCTCAGCGTTGGCGGCTGTATGGGCATAAAGGAGATTGGCTACCATCGTCAGGGATACACCTGTTTCGATGGAAGCCACTTCGCAGACTTCAGCCTTGTATCCCAGTGTAGCCGATGCTCTGTTTCCCACTAGAACCTTGTCACCCACCGTGAAATTGGTCGTGGCTGTTACATTGAGAACCTTCTGTCCCGCTGCAGAATCGGCATCCACGGTAGTCGACCCGTTCGTGCCTGTCCCAACAACGGGGAGATCGGTAGCGAGGAGTGGAACGGGTACGATGGGGATACCCTTGTAGCCGATTCCTTCACCTGAAAGGATGGCCTTATCCCCGAGAACCGTTCCTCTCGATGCGATGGCGTTAACGTAGTCCTCTTCGACTGCAGGGGACACGAAGAATCGGAGAGATTTGAGATCTTTCTTGTATTTGCTGGCAAGTCTCTTCAGCATGATCCCAAACTTGAAATTCCAAAGTTTGGTGGTATCATTCCAGGAAGCGATGTAAGGATCGGAAGCATCCACCAGCCGGGTTGCAGTCTTCGTAAGGAAGGTCTGCGACCGGAGCCAGTTGTAGACACCCATCCAGATGTCCTGGAGGTTTAACTGGGTGGCTTCTGATGGAGCAGGTGAAGAGAAGAGAAGGGCTTCTTCGATTTCGTTTGCCACTTTGGCGGCGATCATCCGGAGGAGGTGATCGGCAAAGGAATCGCCTTCCACTCCATCTTCGAGATCGTCGTCATAGATCGGAACGCAACCCCTTGCCTTCTTGGCAATGAGTTGGGTGTTTGATTGAACGAGATCCGTGCTGGCCACCATCGTGGTGCCACCCGTGAATTGGACTACCGGCTTGAGAATTGTTACACCGGAAGCCAATCCCAGGCCTCTTACGTTCTTGATGGCTTTCTTCATCCTGATGATCTGGATATGGCTCTTGAGGCCGGTTTGATCGATGATATAATCGAGGAACTTGTCTGCCTCTTCGGGAGAGAAAACAATGTCGGAGGGGAATATCCCCTTCACGATTGCTTCCTTCCTGAGGAGACTGGCCTGTGATCTCCATTTCTTCGACATGGTTAGTCGTCCTCCTCTTCATCCGGATCGGCCTCACCAAAAGAAGGCCATTTCTTGTCACTCTTTTTGACATGATCGCCTTCATCGGCACCTTGCTTCTTGCCGGGTTTGGCTTCGATCTTGGTGAGACGATCATCCATTTTCTTGATGGAATCAGCGATGTTGGTGACCTTCTCGCCGATGGAAGTGACTGCTTCAACAGCCTTCGTCACTGACTCGGCGAGTTTGGGATCGGGGGTGGGAACCTTCTTTTCGTCCTTCTTTTCATCCTTTTTCTCATCTTTCTTCTCGATCTTCCCATAGCTTTCCATTTCCTGAAGAGCCTGGGTGATGAGAGATTTCATCTTTTCGATATTATCCTGTTTGAGTGCCTCTTCCAGGATACCTTTCGGGTCTTTCTCGATGTGTTGGCTATCATCTTTCTTGTCCCCCCCTTCCTTTCGGAGGACGAAGGACCTTCCGATGGCCGGGATTCTGACGAGAGAAACCTCATAAGGATTGACTGTTTTGATTCTCTTGTCTGGTTTCATTTGCTATCCTTCCTGAAGGCTTTTCTGGATGGCCAGGAAGTGGGGACATTTCGAGAGAATGGCTTCCAGTCGAGCCAATCTCGAAGCGATGTCGCTGATGGATGGTGTATCCACCCCAGACTTAGCTCCCGAAGGAACCTGTCCGGCCTCTTCCGTTTCGACGGATTCTGTTCTTCCCTTTGCCATAGTTCAACCTACCTTTCTGTTGTCCTTTGCGTAATACCCCAACCACCGACCGAGAAGCCCGTTAATTCCCCTTTTTCCACTAATTCCCAAATCTCAGGTTCCAGAATAACTCCCAACATCCAGGTACCTTTTGGAAGATGTTGACCTCCCATAGTCAGGTCTTCCCGTAGAACATAACTCTCAGCGATCTCCAAGTTTCGAGTGAAATCTTTGTGCTGGAGACCGATGCGACCTTTTCTCAGGAGGAACTGGTGGGCTGCTTCTTCGATGGCGTCTATACTGATTATATGCTTTTGCGAATCGGTTTCTTCAGGCAAAAGTACGGGACCAAGAACAAATCTTTGGGGGGATTCTTTATGGAGGAAGGTGAAGGTTGCATCTTTCTCAATGGGTAATTCGGATCTCGAAAATACCCATATATCAGACACAGGATCTTCTCTCTTGAATATGAAGTATCCCTTGAGAATCTCACCTTTGAATTCGGCTGATAAGAATATATCTGAATTTTCATATATCTGGATGATTCCTTTATCCAGGATCTCTACATTGACTGCGAGTTTTTTAGTGGGATTTTCGGGATCGGAAGGCGGCAATGAACCTTGCCAGCCTAACCATTCATGGGGAGATTTACCATCAGGTGTCTTCCTATTCAAAGTAGACTTCTCCGCCGAAACCGGACTATCTGAGGAGGGATCCCCCTGAAGAATCCAGCGTAGAGGGGCCGCTTCTCCTGTATCAATAAGAACTTCCCATCTTCGATTAGGAATATCCCTAACTACCGTTTGCCCCTTCCACCAAAGAAGACGGAGAGCAAACTTACCTGTCTTCTTTTGGATCTCAATGGAATGTCCCTTTATCTTCTTTCTCTCAATGAGATCATTATAGGCAAGGTCCAACCTCAAATATCTTTCTTTGGGTGTTAATCCCTTTATCCACCATCTTAGAGAGGGAGGGATTTGATTCTCCCACCAAGGAGGTAAGGCAGATTCTCCTTCGTCGGGGAGGTAGTCTTTTGCCATCCTAGCTCTCCGTGTGAGAATGTAGGGAATCTGGGACTCATCATCCTGTTTCGCCATCCAGGCATTCCACTGAAGTCTCGTCGTTGAAAGTTTCTTCCCCTCAGGACTCTCATCAAAACCGATTACCCTTAGGATCATCCTTCCCTTAAACTTCTTCATATCTAGGAAGAACTCCCTGAAATAGGGTTTCCTTACACCAGGATATGCCATTCCCTGATCTATCAACACAAACACACCAGGGTATTCCTTCGTTGCTCCAACTTCCCCTGGTCCGTGAACCCCTGGAGCAACATCCAGCCATTCAAGGGGTTGATTTTCCTTTGGTATCGCCAAGCATTTCTTATTAGGATCCATTCCTGGTCTGAATTTCCATTCCTCCCAATGTTTGGAAATCTCCTCTTCACCCCGTTGAACGGAGATCACGGGATCCAAGACAAGTCCTTCTGGTTCAGAGAGAAGAGAAAACCCTTCCAAAAACCCGTTAACTTTCTGCCTGAAATCGAAATGAACTGTTTTTCCTCTGAAATGGGCCTGGATGACTGCCCAATTTCGGGGGTGGGAGATCTTTTCCATCCTCTCTATATGAAGGAGTTCTTTGAATTCAGTGGGGTAGGGTTTTTCATCGATCTCTCCCTTAGTCGTTTGATTGATTTCGTCTGCCAAACTGACTGTGTCAGGAACTGTCTTATCCTCCCTATACTCCAGAAATCTTGGGAAGACCCAATTATACCAAAGGGTTCCTGAAGAAGGATCCCTATATTTGTTGAGGTTAACCATAGCTACTCGAATGATTCCGCCTACAGGAACATCAATCTTAGTATTATAAGTTGTTCCTATGGGAACAGCTTTATCCCTTTCATCATGGATCACACATTGATAGTTGAATGTTTCTCCTTTATTCTTAACCTTGCCAATTACCTTTACATCTATATCAACTTCGTTCTTATACTTGATCCAATCGGAGGTACTTCCTGTAAGAGGATATTGAGATTCATATAGTTTCACCATTGATCCTTCTGATCGAAGGATTTTGGAAAAATAATCCACATTCTTCTTGAGTTCTTCAGGAGTCTTAGCAATTCTGAATTCCACGATATGAATAATTTCCTGAGGAGTATCCTTGAGAAGATCTCCTACCATTGCAAGAGCGGATTTTCTCTCTCTGAGAGATTTTTCGTGGAGATCATTGCCATCTACATACAAGCAATCGAAAAGATTCATCGTGAATGGTTTATCGTCTGGTCTTTTAGTCGAGTTAGAATATCCTGAGACGTCACCTCTTCCCATATTCTTCCCAGTACATTCCCCATCCAAGATGAAAGAGGGAAGGTTTTCTGCTGAAAGGGTGGCTAGAGCGGTAGGGAATCTATGAGAAACATCTTTACCCTGGATGGAAAAAATCTGTGTCTTATCATCAGAACTCCTATGAATCTGTATTCTCATCCCATCGAACTTTTCTTCTGCTATCCAATCTCCCTTTTCAAAATCTACCACCTCAAGAAGCCCTTCAATGGAATAGAGTTCATTCTTCCTATAGCCTTCTCCCACCTTTAGTGGTATCACGAAGTGACCGGGAGAAAGGACAGAAGTTCCCAGAATAGTTCTTCCATAACCCATCGTAATCATTTCCTGCCGATCGTGGGGGAGTACTTCTATCTTCAACCTCGCCAATGGAATATAGTTGGTAAATGGGGGGGACCTAGACGGGATAATGTGGAATCTTTTCTTAAGAGGTTCAGGGAGAATGGACCTTAACCTGAAATCTAAGAGGGATAGGAACGGAGAATCTTCTTCCTCATTCACCCATATATCAATGTCATTTCCTCTACCTTCAACAGCTAGAGATCCCGTTACTGCTAGATATGGATCTTTCAAAACGAAGGATCGATCCAGATAGGGAAGAATATCTTGAAGAGAAATCTTCATAGCTTCCAAGGTAAGCACATCTATTACTTCTTTGGGCCTATGATCGAGATTTCTCTTCATTATCTCTGTCACAACTAGGATATGAGCATTGATACACAACTCATCATCTATCCTGGATCCTCTCCCTTCCCATTCGGCATGAATCTTTCCATG